ATTTTACCACCAGTTTTATCATACATTGGATTTGATTTTACTACATCAAATACAGAGTCAAATTGAGTACCGAATTGACGATTTAATGGAGACTTAATGGACATTATTAATCCTTATTAAGGTGTTTCGTATACTACTGTTCCATGAGATGTTCTTGCTTTTGCCCAAACATATACTGGAGAAGTTTCATAAGATAAATCAGCAACTAATTTTTTAACTTCTCCCTCGTATTGATTATAAACTAATCCCGGAGCAGTGGATGTTAATGCGACATTATTAGTAGTACATGCTATTACAATAGGAAATTGACTAGTGCATTGAAAAGTAATACTAGTAACATTATCTCCAATTTTTACCCAATTATTTGGAGATAATGATGTTTCTGCAATTGCCATTATTCTTGATCCTCTGATTGTGATTCGTCACCAAACATAGATGCTCCAACTACTGGTCGAGCATTATCAATATGTCCTGCTGCCTTTGCATACAAAACATCTTTGATTTTATCACTAATATCAGATGCCGATGAATCGGATCCAATTAAATTTACAATTTCTTCCATGAAAGTTTAATATATCTATATTTTATATTTATATCTCAGCAGATTTGCCGTCTACTTCAGTCATTCCACCATCTACTTCAGGTTCCATCGGAACATCGCCCATCATTCCCTGTTCACCTCCTTGTGGTAATGGTTCTCCAGTTATGGGATCAACAGCACTTGGATCTGGAATAATACCATCTTTGATTTCTTGTTCAATCTGCTCATCCATTTCAATCATTTCTCCATCAGTCTGACGAAGAACTTTACTACGAACCCACTTCTGGGAATAATACTTACCGATATAAGGTTCAATAGTTGCGAGAACACCAAGTCTCTCATTCAGCATTTCTGTTTCTTTCAGTTCCGCAAACTGATTATCATATAAGAAATCATATTGAATATGATCACTAATTCTATCCCAGTCTTCCACAGAAACAATGTTCTTAAGGATTAACTGTGTCTTCAACATATCATTAAACATCTGAGCAAATCTCTTTCTCAGACGACCAACAAACTTAGCAAACTTAAGTTCGTCTCTTAAGATTTCAGAAGAACGTCCGAGATTAAAACCACCATCGGCAGCAATTCTTGATTCTGGAACTCCAAGTGCTCTATAAAGTTTCTTTTGGAAATACTCAATATCAGCGAGTTCTCCTAAGTTTTGACCACCTGGAAGAGTTGTAATCTCAGTTCCTCTACCACCCTCTCTACGAGGAAGCCAGAAATCTTCCATCATACTCATAAATTTACGATCATCACGAATCTCTCCAGTGTTTGCATCATAAACTTGTTTGTTACGATAACGATTCATAACATCACGAAGATATTGTTCTGCCTTTACTTTAGGAAGATTGCCAACATCAATATAAAAAATACGACGTTCTGGTGCTCTTGATAATCTATAGATGACCAAAGAATCCTCAATCATTCTAAGTTGATTGAGTGCCTTGATTGCCTTATGAAGATAAGAGAGAACAGAACCTTTATTTCTATCTACAAGACCTGAAGTGCAATATGTAATTGCATCTTTTGCAATTTTAGTTCCTTTATTTCCGCCACCACCAGTTAAGTTTCCTGTTGGATAGTTTGGTTTTGGTGTATAAACAAAATACTCTTCAATCTCAGGAGCAATACCATTTTTCTGTTCATCACGACCAGCAATATTTGGGACAATAGCATTCTTATCTTGCTTCTTTTCTTGGCGGACAAACCGCATCTTCATTGGGTCGATATACCTCAGTTCTTTAATTCCTTCCTGAGGTTTTTTAAGATCAATTACTTTATGATAATAAAGTCTTCCATCAACATACCAATTTCTAAAAATTTCGTGTGACTTTTTATCAAAGTCTAAGATTTCTTTAATATACTTAAATTCTTGTCTAATTGCCTTCTTTAAATTATCTGTAGCATTTAAATTAGACAATTCAATTTCAATTGGAGAATCATAAAGATCACTCACAATTGCTTCATTTACAACATCTTCGATGGCACCATCCGCTTCTGGATGAAGTGACATCTCTCTGTATCTTTTTATTAGATCAAATTCTGTTCTATATTGACCTTCAATATCTACAAACGAACCATAAAATCCACTACTAATATAGTTATCAACCCCATCCTCGTTATTCACGGGGACAGGGGAAACTGCAGATTTGGATTTCTTTTCTACATCATCAATAGAAAAACCAAAAAGTTTTGCCATATTATAAACTATCTTAGACTACTATCTTATTATTTAGTTGATATCTTCACCACCTGCTTGAGATGATGTTCCTTTGTATGCTTCCCACCACTGAACCTGCATTTCTACAGTAAATTCTTCAATAGTGTCAGTTGTATCATAACTTAAATCAATAGTGCTGATATTTGTTGGCCACAAATCATAGAACTTATATGTTCTCAAGATGCCACCATCACGATCTAGTTGATAAACAAATGCATCTGCCTGATAAGAATCAGGATCAGTTAAACCACTACCATCGTTCATTCTATTAATTGTATTCATCCACTTTTCAAAAGATGAACGAATTGCAAAATCAACATCATTAATTACTGTGATTGTCCAAGTTTCAAATGTTCTATCACCAGCAACTTTTAAAATACGTCCTCTAAATGGAACGTCAACTGGTGCTATTGTTGAAGCAGGAAGTGCTGCTGCTTTTACGAGAAATCTTGCTCTCTGCAAAATATCATTATCAACTTGAACAGCTGACGGGAATGATAATTCTACTTCAAATAGATTGGGTCTTGCTCCCCCACCACCCATCTTACTTTTAAAGTCGGTGATTTTTCTTAAAGGGATGTTATTGCGTTGTGTCCTAGTTGCCATTTTTTTTAACCTCTAAATTAAACGTTACCGATTACTTCTTCAAACGAGACGCCAGTTCTAGTGGCAACAAACGTAAGACCGATGAAGTTAATTGATCTTGCAGGTTTGATAAAGATGTCTGCTACGAACTCATTATTATCTATAATTGCAGCAGTGTTATTTGTTTCATCACAAACAACTACATAATCAAAAATACCTCTCTTTGCCTGAACATCACGAAGGAATGGTTCTACACTGTTTACAAAATTAGTTCTTGTAATTTCATCGTTGAATTCAAAAAGTTGATCCTTTGCTGCTGCTTCAATTGCATCTTCGAGGAAAATAAATAGTCTACGAACATTGATACGATCAAAAGCAGAAGACTTACCAAATCCAGTTTTATCTCCAAAGAGAATAATACCGGAACCAGGTGAGAATATTACTGGATTAACTCTATTAGAATAAAGTATATCTCTTTGAATCTTACCTGGATTATATGCAAGTTTAACTGCATTTAAAATCGCACCTCTAGAAGTTCCTGCGGGAGAGAACCAAGGGAAATTATTGATATCATTTCTGGCACAAAGACCAGCAATATCTCCATTTAGTGGAACATATCTAAAGGTATTTGCAAACCTATCAAACATATATTTGTAACCACTATCAAAAATTGCATACGATGATGAAGTGACTGGGGAATAGAAACTAATTACGTTATCGGTAATAGTATCATCTGAATTAATAGTTGCTGCTCTATCATCATTAGTATCTGTAAGAGCAGCGCCTCTATAAGGAGAAATGAATGCTACTGAATCTTTTCTTGCTTCGGCAACTGCAATACACTTATTTGCAAGTGCTTGAGCACTTGATTTATCGTATCCTGCAGATCCCATAAGAATGAAATTTACATCAAAATTGTCAGTATTTTCAAATAATCCATAACCAGATACTATATCATCTAACCCAGCAAATAATGCTCCGGGTGTTGAAAGATCTGTTTTTCCACCATAATTCCAACCACCACTTAATTTATTATTTAAATTTCCAATTGCTGCAAAAGTTATTCCTTCAGCATCTTGATCCCAACCTACATCACTCTCTGGATCAAATCCAGTTCCACCACTTGCAAATCCGGTTGTTACTACACCTACTGGTTGTGATCCCGCAAAAAGGTTTGGTGAACCATTTGCAATGAATTTCCTCCAGTATGAAGGAGAACCAAGAGAGAATTCGGCATCTTTTGCTTTTGATAATCCAAGGTGCTTTTCAATTATCGTACCTGAATTTGATGTTATTGCACCATCTCCATCAATAGCAACAACATGAACTTCATCAAATCTAGATCCTCTTGCTGCCGCATATTGGGAAGTTCCGGGACGATCAGCAATTACGTTCCACTTAACACTTGAGTTTGCTGTTGTTTGTAATGTCTGTTGATCGAACCAATCTTTTTGTGAGGTTACTGAAGTTGATGCATAAGATACTGCTTGACCATTAGTGTGTATTGCAACACTTCCAGTTCCGGAGAATGCATAAATGCCTGATGGTTGATAGTCCACTTCAGTAATAGTTGCTCCTGCAGAGACATGCTCAAGAACTTTTACGTAAATGTCATTACCTACTTTTTCGGTTACAATACCTTTCAAGTATCCATCAAGAACTGAGGTAGTTCCTGCGCCAGGTAGAATAGCAGAAACTGATTGTGTTATACCATATCCAACCTCAATTTCATTATCGGATAATAGAGAGAGGATTTGATCTGCCTTAGAATCGATAATACCAACTCTTAAACCATTTGCCCATGTTCCAGGATTTCTGGCAGCAACAACTACACCAGAAATTGGGTTTTCATCATATCCCAATTCTTCGTAATGATCTAAACTCTTGATTTTAATGCTGTTAGCAGTACCAACAAGTCCATTTTGTAGACCGGCATCATCTGCTCTTACAACTCTTAATGATCCTCCATATGCCAAATAAGAAGAAGCAACTAACCAGTGCTCATAGTGCTTATCTGTTCCATAAGATTTCCCGAAGGTATCTAGTAAGTCTCTTTCGTTTTCAATTAGTGTAGGAACGTCTACAGGACCTTGTGCAAAAGGTGAAACAATTGCACCGACACTATCAGAAATTGGATCTACTCTACCGACAGTTAAGTCTACTTCTCTTACTACAATACCAGGAGATGCTAAATTTAGTGGCATCTTTTTTTTCCTCGCAGCCAAATTTATCTAAAAATATTTAGTAAAAAGTCTATTTTCAGTGGGGAAACGATGCGTGAATACTTACCAATCAGGATATTCCCATTTCAAACTACTCTTTCTACCTTTACTCACTCTTTTAACTGTACATTCTTTACATTCATATGAATATGCAGATGAAAATGTTTTTTTATTTTTTCTAGTTAGATAAAAATCATCCATTAAACTTTTAACCTTCCCACAAACTCTACATTTACGATCAAAAAATAATAAATGTTCCAATTCTAATTCTTCATCCAAAGACATCACTTATAGTCCCACATATAAGACATGTCACCATATTCATCCGTATACCACCTATCTCCAGAATCATCTACAAAACTTGTCTCACTATTAATCCCATCTTCAATAAATCCAAATGGTGCCATATCTTGATCAATTTGGTTTTTTTGTTCTTCATATATTCTCTTTCTTACATCATTCTCTGTCATCTCCTTGAAATACTCTTGTGCTACTAACCAAGAGAATATTACAAGGCACATTGCCAAATCATCATTACATCCTTCTTCTGCTTCGAAAGAGTTTCCTTTCTGGGAGAATGTAGTAAGTTCAGATATAATTTCATAATCAGACGCAAGTAATTTATCATCTTCTACAAGAGTTTTGAGATTTGAACATCCTAATTTTTTAACTGCAGAAGTTGTACGAACTCCAAGTTGAGATTTTTTGCCACTAAATCCTGATCCAACAACTTGACCATTACGACCTCTCATGGCACACATAAGAATATTTTCATATTCCAAATCATACTGGAGAATACTAGCAACCTGATCACCAATATCATTAACCTCTATCAATAACCAAGAATAATTATATCCCTTTGCTACATCAAATATGATATTTGGAAATAACATTGGTTTAATTTCATTATTTCTATACTTTGCAACTACCTTATACGGAAACTCTGTAATATCAAAAACGATAAATGCAGAGTAATCATTACCAAGACCACGAGCAACATCAACAGTAATTAGATAATTATGTTCCTTAATTGGATTTTCATAAACATCTAATCCAGCATTTCTCTGTATCGGATCATCATATACTAAAGTTTTGAGTTTTGATGGATTGATAAGTGTATTGACAGAACCTAAGAATTCGCAGTTGTGTGATACTATATTGTTTGAATAGTAAAGATTGTCTTCGCCAACATCAAGTAAATCATAAAGATAAATTCCTTCTTCTACTATTTCATTATATAATACTTTCTTTTCTTGTAAAATATCATCAACTTTAATTGTTGATGCCTTAATTTTTTCTTTTCCGAAAGAATGATTATCGGAGCATTTTATTTCTGATCCGTCATCAAATATTATCCAATGGTAAAAAGGTTTATAAACTTTTTGTATTCCTGAAAAATCTTTAAATCCATCAGGTGTTTTTACTTTAATATTTTTATTAATCTTAAACATTTTTCCAACACTCATTTAAAATAATCTTCTTCAATCCTTGAGGAGTTAAGTTATATTCTTCGGCATATTCTCTACAAAATGCCTGAACATAAGACATTTTTTTGCCATTTTTCATAGTCATTCCAACATTCTGTAAATATGGTTTTTTATTATATAGTTTTCTTATTGTTCTTATCGTATTATCATTAATTTTTCTGCTAAAAACTCTACCTTTTCTAGAGTTACTCATTTTCACTAAAGTTTCTTCAGAAAAGCAATTTTTAATTCCTTTGTTCCAAGGAATATTACCTTTCTTAACTCCGCCAATTCCTTTCCTTTCATAATCTCCAAAACCTTCCCCACCAGTGGACTTGTTCCATCCATTTTTAAAAGTATTAAATTTTTCTATGTAAAAAATTTCTTTTTCTTTTGCTTTTTCTGGAACATCTATTTGCTCTTTTATTTCAAAAGTGTGTGGGGGTTTATTTCTTTTATGTTCTCTTTTTCTATCATCTAAATTTTGGGTTTGTCCTACATATTTGACTTCGTTGTTTGAATCTTTAAGGAAGTATATATGATACATTTTATTATTATTTATAATCCAAAAAACTCACAATCGTTCATATAAATTTTCCATAGAAGTTTTTTGTACGATTCCATTATCATCCAAAATTTCAATCTCTGTATCACCACCCAAACATTCAAACTCAACCCGAAATTGTTCTTCCGATGTGTTTGCAATTGTTTGTTCTTTCCAAACTACATCTCTACCAGGAACTTCTGACCAATGAACTTCTGTAGGAATATATTCGTTTTTATTTCTTTCCGCATCATGCCACATACGGTAGAAGTGATTCATACCATGTGGTGTGGATACAATAATTACCTTTGTGTTTTTACCAGAAGTAATAGTAGGATAAACAGATGCAAAGAATGAGTCAGCGACGTGATTCGGGACGAATGCGAATTCGTCGAGAAAGAGGATATTGAACGACATGCCTCGGACAGCACTCGCAGATGTAGAAGCTGCCAATATCTTACTGCCATTTTCTAACTCGATGTTTCCTTTGTTCCACACTAGGATACCTTGCTGCATCCATTTTGGCAAGTTTTCGAATGCAGTTGCTAATCTTCCTAACAGTTCTCTAGCAGTAGATGCCTTGTTTGCCAGAATGCCAATGTTTACACTGTCATTAAAAAGTGCATAATGTAAAAGATATGATACCACAGTAGTTGAGTTGTGGGAAACAATCCCATTACTATAAAATATATTTCCATTTTCAACATCAAGAACATCATACATATTTGATTTTCCCGATTTTTTTTCAATTTTATCTATTTTTTCTATTCCATCAATAGTTTGTATATAATCATCAATTTTAAGATCTTTACAAAATTTTTCTTCCCAATTATCAGTTATTAATATATGTTCATCAGCACATATTAGAGATTTTCCATTTTCAGTTATGATTTCCCATTCTTCATATTCTATGGTTTTTCCTACTCCAGAAAATGATTGCCATCCAGAAGGAGTTTCAATTTCCCATTCATCAGTTTCTATTTGTTCAATGAATTTATCCATTTAAGAACTCCAAACATTTTTCAACAGCATCATTTTTGTCATTTCTATAATCTTCTTCTTTAATATGAAGAACACTATATCCATTTTTAATTATAATTTCATCTCTTTGATGATCTCTCAATCTATTTGTATTTTTAATTATATGTTTTCCGTGCCAATAAGTGCCATCAAATTCTATAATTTTTTTACTATCAATATTTATGAAGTCTGGAAAAATAAATCTATTATCAAGATTTAATCTGTATTCATTGTTTAATCCACTAGTATCTAGATTTTTATCTTCATTAAGTTCAGCAAAAAATATAAACTTTTTTACATATATATTAATTCTTTCAAATAATTTCCAAAAGAGTTCTTGTGATATTTTAGAGTATCCATTCTTTTTACTTTTTTTATAACTATTATGCCATTTTTCTTGCCTATCTTTCCATCTCAATATCCCATTTTCTTTTCCATATTTTTCTATACATTTTTCTAATGTAAAAGTTGTTTGTCTTTCTTTTATTTTTTCTTTAGATTTTTTTTCTGTAAACCCCCTATTAATCCAATATATTAATGTAGTATCATTATTCCCATTATTTTTATTGGAGTTTGATATTTTATCAATTATCGATTTTTTGTCTACACTATCGGCATATATAAAATTTTTTGACAGTGATGAATATTTTCCATTATGATTATATGCAGGATTTTTTTCTCCAGCAATATTTTTTGATTGATTGGTTAAATACTTTTCACTTCTAATTTCGCCATATTCTTCTTTATATTTCTTTGGTGAAATTTTATGAGTTCTTAGTATGTGTGAAGTTAAGTCGTGAGAAAATAATCCACAAAGTTTGCAAGAAATTGCACCTTCAGATTTTAGATCGGATTCTGTCTTTATTAGATTATGTTTGATTTTATATTCATCATAAGAAGAATATCCGTGACTAATTTTTACGTGCCTTGACATATGAGATCCGCCTTTTATGACTTCACCGCAATCAAGGCACGTTAGTATCACTTTTTTTCTTGAGTTTTTTATAAAATTCACCAATACTTAGTTCTAATATTTTACCAGTTTTTTTATTTTTTATTCTTATTTTTGTATTTATATTAAAACATTTTCCCGTCTGTCGCGGCATTTTACAGATATTAAATCTGTGATTATGAAAATTATGAATTAATTTTTCTTGAAAATGATATGGATGAAACTGTGTTAGACCTTCATCAAGAGAAACAATTTTAATGTAGTTATTTGCAAAATAAATTGGATCTTGTTTACATTTGAGGAACTCAATAATTTGTTCTTCTGTAAACTCAATCGGAGTATTTGCTTTTTTTAATAATGGATTACCAA